GCATGCGCCGCTTCTGCCGCTTCCCGATGGGTCTCGATTTCCTCCAACGACGGGACGGTGCCATCATCACCGGCGATAATTGTGTTGCCGTAGACGGTCCATCCGCCCCTGTCGGGGTAGGCGTAGGAAAGGATGTCGTGAATTGAAATCATATCCGTTATGGGATTCTCGTAATTCGCACCACCGCTCCTTTGAGCACTGTTAAACTTCCACCGCTTTCTGGTCCGACTCGCACTTGTAAATACCCTACGGTAACATCATTTATATTTGTCCCTGCGGTAGATCCATTTATAACTGTTGCATAAGCCCTAAAGGGAAGCACATCAGCAGAACCCGCCCCTTCTAAAGCACTTGTAAGAAATGCCTCTGCTGTAAGCGATGTTCTTGAAACGCTTGTTGCAGTCCAATGCTCAAGCCCAAATCGCACGTACGGAGATCCACTTGTTGGTCCGTCAACACGCACAAACATCCCAGAAGTTGTTGAAGTAGTGCTGCGATAGCCAATCACCTCAACAAGAATTTTTTCATATGCAGCGATTGGAACTCCTCCAATAGGTAGAAGTCCCGCCCCGGCTGCACTGCTTGTCGTTATATTCTCGGTGAGCATATAAACGCGTGATGGTGTTATACCATCAAGCTTTTCAGCATACGCCGCAGTCATTAGACCGTCTTGGCTTGCCGTAGCGTCTCGTATCTTGTCGTTGCCACCGGTCACATGGCTTGTCGTATGTGGCGCAGCATTTGCAGTGCCAACGATTGGACTGCGGAAAAAGTTGTTTTCAAGCGTGGCATAAAATTGCGCGGAGGACGACGTTGGAACGGTGCCTTGGATTTCACACCAATAAAAGACCCCGCTTCCAACGGTTCCATTTGCCCCGGAATCGGTTCCAGATCCCGGTGTAAAGGTGATCGAGGCAAGGTAGCATCCGAAAAGTTTATACGTCGGTGTGGATCCTCCCTCGTTATTGCCCTCAGTCGCAGAAGTGCCGATGAGATTTAATGTGATCGCCACAGATCTATCACTTATGAGCACCGGTTTCTTCGGGGTATAGCCCGGTTCAAAAGGACCGGGGGTTATGCCTGACCAGTTTAGTGTGAGAGTTGTTTGAAGTCTGCTGAGTCCTCTGATGCGAACGATTTCTTCGGAGTTTCCTACCGAGTAGTAGGTGATCGTGTAGTTGCCCGCACCCAGCTCGATGTTCCTCGCCCCCGCATTCCACGCCGCTTGTGCCGTCAGGAATGGGAACGAGGGATTCCCAACGACTCCGGTCGAATCGAGTCCCGATGAATTGACCCAGGTGATCAGGGGTGTCAAAACGGTAGCCCCTGGGGGACCAACAGGACCAGGAGGACCGGCAGGACCAGGAGGTCCACCTTCCGGTCCTTGTGGTCCCTGCGCTCCTTTGATGTTCTTCCAGAGTCCAGTGAAGGTGCTTGCCGAAGGCGACACGATAGCAGTTGTCGTCGTGCGCACGGCAATGTAGTCGAGAGCAGGGTCGAAGGTCGTCGTGAACCCTGTGCCGTTAGCGTCTGATGCGTAGGCAACGTAGACGAATGCGTTGGTGCCGTTTGTGCCGTTGATTCCATTGGTTCCGTTGGTTCCGTTTGTGCCCGCCGCTCCCGTGCTGCCGCGAATGTCGATCCCGTTGCCGATCACGGTAACCAGTCCTGATGCACCCACATATCCCCCGGTTGCGGGTTTCGTCCCTTCGCCTCCCGTCCAGTCTGACACTTGCAGGACGCGCCGCACTCCGTCCGTAACAACAGCAAAAACAGGAGACCACCCTCGGTTGCCCTGCACACCTTGCCCACCCGTGAGTCCTTGGATTCCCTGCGGTCCCTGCGGTCCACCTGTTCCCGCGATGATCCCGTGAAGCGGAGGCGTGATGGAATCCTCATCGAGGACACCTGATCCAACGACGGTGAAATCGACATACGTCGATTGCGTCGTTTTCGCAGTGATTTTGAATTGTGCGGCTTTATCGAATGCGGAGATGTAGATCGAATGTCCGACAACGATGTCGTTGAACCATGTCGTGTGGTTCTGACTGTATTGGTCACTTTTCGCGATTCTTAGCAAGGTGACGCTACTGACCACATTATTGTTTACCGTAAAGAATCCCGCTGTAGGAATCGCTCCGTTTGTCCCGCGACGATAGGCGAGACCTGCGACCCCGCCATCTTGCCCAGGTGTTCCGTCTGGACCGGGAACGGTAGACCCTGCTCCCTGCGGTCCCCTGATGTACTTCCAGAGACCACCGAAGTCATTCGGTCCTGGCGAAGCGATTGGAGTCGTCGTCGTGCGTATCGCAATGTAGTCAAGGTTTTCGCTGAAGGTCGTCGTGAACCCATCCCCGTTAGCTGTCCCGGCGTAGGCAATGTAGGTGTAGGAAGAGTTCCCTGCTGGTCCAGTCGGTCCAGCCACGGTGGATGCTGCTCCCTGTGGTCCTGTGAGTCCTTGAATTCCCTGTGGTCCCTGCGGACCCGTTGGTCCCGGCACGGTGGATGCTGGTCCTGCCGGTCCCGTGATTCCTTGAATTCCCGGTGGACCCGTTGGTCCTTGGATTCCCTGCAATCCTCTTTCCCCCGGTGGACCGGTCGGGCCGATCACCGTCCGAACGTGATCGAAGTCTCCGTTCATCGGTCTCTGGTGCCGACCGAACCCGCCGGTCGAGAGAGGGTCTGCGCTCCTCGCTCCGGTTCCGGCGTCAACGAATCGCGCCGCCTTGGCGATCTTCTGTCCCTGCTCGATGAGGTCTTTCCTGCGGGAGTCACTGCCGGTGATGTCCATGCAGATGGCAGCAGCAAGGTGGTGCGCGAAGGCATCGGCGAAGAGCGAGTCGAACTGTGAGCAGTCGGTCACCTGCCGCACATAGGTGATATGTGCTGAGCTTGAGTTGGTGAGAAGCATCCCGCCCTCGATGGCGAAGGACGTCTGGCACCGTGCGGTCTCGACCCGGTTGAAGGTCACTACCCGCAAGCAATCAGACGGGAGGGGGAACTGATACTGCCACTCGAAGGCAGGGGACTCGGGAGACTTGGAGAGTTCGACTCTCTCTGTCGCGAAGTCCCATGGGTGCCCCCGGAGGAGCGAGTCTCGGACAGGCTCGAAGTGGATACCGATGGAGCGTGCCGGTGCGGTGCCGTCATCGAGGTAGCTGAGCGCAGGTTGCCCGAGGAGTGAGAGTGCCCTATTCGCAAGATCGGTCTTGGTCATGCCTCAAATGGAGGGAAGGGCGGGTTGATCGACCAGTCGGCGAGACCTCTGGTGCGGGCGGCAAATCCTTCGAGCGGGTCGGCAGTGGTGTGCTTTCTCTCACCGGCATCGACGAAGGTCGCAGTGCGGAGCCTCGCCTCGGCGAGCATCTCCATCGTGTCCCGCTTGCCCATGTCGGCGGTGAGGGGCATCGCAATGCTCGAAGCGAGTCGGTAGACCATGACCTCGACGAAGATCGGGTCGAACAGACCTGGGTCAGTGATCCGCTTCACATAGGTGATCTTCGCCTCCTGCGCGTCCGTCAGGATCGAGCGTCCCTCGAAGGTGTATTCATCGGCGATCTTGCTCGCCTGCGATCCGTTGAGCGTGGAGAGCCGCAGGAAGTCACTGGGGACCGGGTAGGCATATGCCCATCGAAAGGCTGGGGTCGTCCCTGCGGTGAGCACTGCGCGGCCCGTGGCGAAGTTCCAGGCATGCTGACGCAAGAGCGAGTCGCGCACCATCTCAAGGTTCTCCCGGCATGCGATGGCAGCAGGGGAGTTCTCGGCGATATCCGAGATTCGCGGCTCCCCCAGGCGGGAGAGTGCCATGTTCGCGAGATCGGTGTTGGTCATCGTCGGGCAGGAGTTGCGGGAAGGGGAATCGAACCCCTCCTTGAGGGATATGAACCCTCCGTCCTAACCGATAGACGATCCCGCGTTTTGAAAGAAAAGCCCCACCCACCCCGGAGGATGAGTGGGGCGTGAGGATTACTTCGGAACGTATGCAACAGCAAGGCGAAGAACTGCACCTGCCGCCGCACCAGCGGTGCTGATCGTCAGGTTGAGATACTCACCTCTGTTCACAACCGGAAACCCAGTTGCCGCGCCAGTTGCCGCGCCGAGTGCCACCGCAGTCCCAATGGTCGCAAGGGTAGTTCCCCCAGAGATTGCGGTAGTGGTTCCGAACGTCAACACCCCAGAAGGTTCAGTGAACGATGCGACTTTTTCGAGGGTGTATCCACCAGCGATGGTTCCAGAGACTCCCACCAAGAACGACGAGCCGGGGATGATGTATGCATCATATGGCAGGGGAGCCAGAATGAAATCATCAGCAAGGGTGACGGTTGTCAAGGTGATATCAAAGAACGCGATTTTGACGGCATTTTCGATGTGCGTATTATCAAGCGAAGCATCTCGCAGGATGTTTTGCTTGTAAGCGTTTACGAAGTAGCTGGTTTGATTAATGGGCATGAGATTGTTTTCCTTTCAGTGGTGAAGTTGATTAACCGTTGCGGTCACAGGGGATCATCACAACACCCTTCTCGAAACGTCGCATAAAGCCGAGTGTGGCATATGCAGACAGTTGCAAGGCATGTTGCTGAGTTGGAAGGACATCCATGTGGATCTCCAGTTTTTCTGGAGCCATGTAGATTCCGCGTTTGGCTGAGTAGGCGAAGCACTTGTCGATGCCGGTATTATTCGCGCCAATCGTTTGATTCCTGAGAATGCGGTTTGTGCAGACGACGGTGAAACCAAACAGTTTCGTGGTCCCGCCGGATTCCGCCCATTTGGCGATCATGTTCGCCCAAACGTCGTTACCTGCGGTTCGGATGTAGTCGTAGAGATCCTGCTCTGCCGCCGGATTGATGGCGAGGATCAACTCTTCCTCTTCGGGATAGATGTCGTTCTCCTTGAAGATCTTCATCGCGGCAATCAACTTCTGGGGAGTCAATCCAACATTTGCAGCAGATTGACCAGAATAGCCAAGCTGGACATCGACTTTCTGCGCATCATCCAGATCGATTGCCGTGATATACGGCTCCTGACCTCCGTAGACGGTAGCGTCGGCGGCCTTGCAGACTTCCTCATCAATGAGGCGAGCGTAGGCAGCCTTCATCGCCTGGATCGTTTCCGAGTCAGGGAGAGCAAGCTTGCCGAGGAATTCCTTGTCCCACTTATCGAAGATCGCCTGATCGTAGAATGGAACCTTGGTGAGCTTCCGAGCGTGCAGTTCCGCTTCCGTAGGAGCCGACTGTTGGAGTCGTCCAACGCGACTCTTGAACGTGCGCTTCTCAAGCGAGTTGTAGACGTTCTCCTTGCCTTCAAAGCCTTCAACCTTGATGCGGCTGGAGAACTTGGAAAGAAGCTGTTGAACCTCATGTTCGAGGTTGTTGGTGAATTCGCGGCGGAATTCTTCGGGAATGCTATGTGCGACAGATAAGGGCATGACTGTGGAATGGGTAAGAGTTGGGAGATGCTCCGAACTGCTTGGTAGTCCCGGTGGGGGCCTCGCGTTGGTATGCGTGCCTTCGTCCGGTAGTCCCCATTCCTGAGGGCCATTTGAAGAACTGATGTCAGGGTTTTGCGCCAAGGTTGTGAAGCGCAAGCGGAATATGCAAAAAAAATCCCCGCCCTGGTAGAACCACCAAACCAGGACGGGGAACAAGCACCGAGATGCTTAGAATTATCTGCGGGTCGCCGCTTCTCTTGCTGCCTCTTCGCGATAGAGAGAGTGAAGCTTTTCGCGAATGGCAGAGTCGCCTGATCGATACTTCGGATCCGCCAGGATCGTCTGGATCTGCTCTTGTAG